ATGCCATCAAAAGCCTATATGAGGTTTCAAAAAAATAGTGTTCAAGTTGAGAAATTCAAAGAAGCCTATGAAGAAGCTCTTCATAAAGATCACAGAAGAGGTAAACGAAGCTTAGATCATTTTACAAGAGCAGCAATAATGTTTTTGTGTTCAACTTTTGAAGTTTATTTTGAAGAAGTTTTAAAAGAAAGTTGCTCTATAGTAACCAAGTCTTTGAATCATCCGGGGGATTTGCCTAAGCAGGTTAAGAAAACTATTGCGAAAAGCATAAAAGAGAGTAAAAATGAACTTGAGTGTATAACTTGGGCAGACAACTGGAAAGAGTATTATATCAATTTGGTAAATAGTGAAATGGACAGATTAAATACCCCTAAAATGTGTAACATAACAAGGTATATATCAAAATATTTAGGATTAAATAATATATTTGATTGTAATGCTTTTCCATTCAGTGGAATTGATGATGTGATTACTGAAAGAGGCAGTATAGCACATAAAGTTTATGGCAGTAGCTATATAAAAGAAGTTAAGCTGATTGAATATATAGATACGATTAGCAATGCAGTAAAAGAAATTGAATTGACACTGTATAAAGAATTGCCTAAAATAATTCACAAAAAGCCGTGGAATAATACTTACTGATAAATGTAAAGTTGCAACGAAAAGTAACTCGAAAGATATTTGGGGTGTTGCTTTTCAACACAAAACAGAATATCGAACACACAATAAAGCACTCAATGCCTATGACATGATGCCTCTTAAGCAGACAAGGTAAATAACCAGGTCTACTTAAAGAGGCTTCAATAAATTTAGGTATTGGGTGTTTTATTTATCATTTGTTCTAATCGATGAATGAGTTTAAATGGTTGTTCTAATTGAAAAATGGTGTAATCACGTATAGCCTGTTGCATTCGGATTAAATCATCTAAGTTAATATGAGCTCGTCTTCCTTCAGGATCCTCAATAATATAGTATCGAACTGGCTCGGCATCGCGGGCTTTTTCTAAAATCTGTTCGTCTGTATCATCAGTATTTATTTTTAAATATTTGAAACGCTTGTGCATAGAAGTTTTTGTTCCGTTTGGGGATATTTTCAAATCTATAAATTTATAACCTAAGGCCTCCATAAATGTATAACAAGCTATATCTTCATTTGTAGTAGATTGAGCTACAGCTTTGATTTGATCGGAATCTGTTTTATATTCACTTTCCCCTAACAAGTAAGATTCATTAACATGAAGAACTTTTGCAATTAAGTGGGCGTATTCAATAGAAAGAGTTCGACTTCCGCTTTCTATATAAGATATCTGTTTTTCATTGCGAGGTTTTCCGTTATTTTCAGGAAGAGCCATTATTTCTTCAATGAGTTGTTCTTGGCTGTACCCCATTTCTTTTCGGCATTCTGCGACTCTTTTTCCACAGAGTAACATTTTTTCAGTAGGTTGTGTTACTTTTGTCTTCATGTTAATTCCTTTCAGATAAAAATGTAACGTAAAAATAGGTAACTGTGTTGTGGTTATTAAACCACCTTTATGTTACCATAATAGCATAAAGAAACATGATAAACAATATTAAAACAACCGAAAGGAATGATTCTATGCAAAAAAGAGCCATAAATAATGAAAATGATTTTAATATAAAATCAGGACGCATTGAACAAGCCTGTGCTCGCTATGGATTAGGGCGTAATACAATGCGTAAGGTAGCAGAGGAAGCAGGTGCGGAAATTAAGGTAGGGAAATGTTATCTAATAAATTTCTCGAAAGTGGACGCCTATTTGGATGCAATTTCAGAGTAAGGCGGTGTTTATATGAGTGTATATGAAAATCTACTACCGGGAAGAGAAAATGCACTGACACCGGAGTACCTTACTGTGAAATGCCATTTTTCCAGCGTTCGAATGCTTCAGAAGCAGATCGAAGCAGAACGCAAGGCTGGCAAAGTCATATTATCTAGCACCACTCCGCCGGGAGGATATTATCTTCCGGCAGCAGGAGACACGATGGAAATCCGAAAGTTTATTCGTACACTTGAGAATCGTGGTGAAAATACATTGCGTGTGTTAGAGAGTGCAAGAGAATTTTTGGAAGAGTTGGAAGGTGATAAGAATTGACTTTTGAAAGGATTTTATCACACTTTCAAGTTAGGAAACGCGGGACAGGCAAGGCACAATGCATTTGTCCGGCACATGCAGATAGAGAGGCTAGTTTAACACTTACAGATGGTAATGATCGAGCATTGATTAAGTGTCATGCTGGATGTAGTACTGAGGAAGTTGTTATTGCAGCAGGATTAAAAATGTCAGATTTATTTTATGGGGATGGATTGGCAAAGGAACGATGGCGTGCGTACATAGAGAATCGTGAAAAAAGAAAAATCGAGGCTGTGTACAATTATGCTTCCATTAACGGTGATTATGCATATACAAAAGTACGATTAGAAGGCAAGAAAATGCTTTTTGGAATCTTGAGTAATGAGCGTTTTGCTTATGGCTTAAACGGAAAGAACAAGAAAACGTTTAATGCAGTATATGGAAGCATATCCAGTATAAAGCGGGCCATTGAGAGAAAAGAACCAGTATTTATTCCAGAAGGGGAAAAGGACGTTAATACTTTAGTTAAAAAAGGATACGCTGCTTTTTCTTGTGGCGGTGCAAATGATTGGAATAAAAATGTATCCGAGCTTTGTAAAGACGCAGATGTGATAGTTTTGGCAGATAATGATGATCCGGGAAAGAAATTAGCGTCTACTGTTGTAAGAGACTTAAAAGGCACTGCTAAGAGTATCAAGATAATTATTCCAATGCCAGAGGTGCCTAAAGCAGACATTACTGATTATTTTGAAGCAGGACATACTGTTGAAGAATTTGAAAATCTAATAAGGAATGTTGACGATACAGAGAAGGTTTGTACAGATGTTCAGCAAGATCAGGAGCAGGATACAGGCAAAAAACGATCTGTAATACAAAAAAGCAAGGACGAAGTAGCTGGAGGTCCGGCATTAGTCTTTAAATTCCTCGACTGTAACTATGATGAAGATGGAAATGTAAAAAGCGTAAAACAGCTTGTACATAATTTTGAAGTCGTTATGGATAAAGACAGTCGTTTCGCCGGAAAAATCCGCCTTAATGAGTTTGCACAACAACCTTATCTATATGGTAGCGTACCATGGGAAAATGAGAATAATTGCAGAGCATGGAGCAGTCATGATGATTCAGCCTTATTTTCACTGATACAGGCTGATTATGGGCTTAAAAGCCGACAGGACTTTGCAGATGCATTGAAAAATGTTTCTATGCGGAATAAATTCCACCCAGTAAGAGAATTACTGGATTCCCTTACATGGGATGGAAAAGAGCATATAAGAAGCCTGCTGCCGGAATATCTTGGAGCAGAGGATTCTGATTATACATATCAGGTTATGCGCCTTTGGATGTTGGGTGCTGTTTCAAGAGTGTATAAACCTGGAAATAAATTTGATTATACGATTATTCTACAGGGTTCGCAGGGCATTGGCAAGAGCACATTTCTGAAATTGATGGCTTTGGACGATTCATGGTTCAATGATTCCTTAGACAGTCTGGATTCAGATAAGGCAGTGCAGTCTCTTACAGGTTCATGGATAATTGAGCTTGCAGAGCTTAAATCATTGGCAAGGACGGCGGGCGGTGTGGAGAGTGTAAAGCGATTCCTGACAGCCACACAGGACAAATATAGGATTCCTTATGAGCGGCGGGCAGACACATTTTACAGACAGTGTGTATTCGCCGGAACTACCAATAAAGATGATTTCCTACAGGATGAAACGGGAAATAGGCGTTTCCTAATTGTCCAAACAGGCGTTAAGAAACCATCAAAAAGTCTTTTTGTGCCAGAAATTATGGATACAATCAAGCAGGCTTGGGCCGAGGCTGTACATATTTGGAAAAATGAGAAGCCACAGCTGATACTTCCAGAAGCATATATGCAAGAGGCAAAGGAACTTCAAGAGGCGAATATGGCGGATGATGGCAAGCGGGGGATTATTCAGGAATACCTGGAAGGTAAAACACAGGTATGTGCTAGGGAAATATGGTTTGAAGCATTGGAAGAAAGCATTTCGCCAAAAAGTTATCAGACATCGGAAATAAACAGTATTATTGCAAAGGTACCAGGATGGCAAAGAATGAAAACTCCACGCAAATTTCCTAAGTATGGAAGTCAGAGAGGGTTTCAGAAGATGTTACTACAAACTGAACCGGAAAAAACTACAAACTCTTCTGACTTTGTGCCAGTTCCTAAACAAGAACAAATGGAAATACCGTTCGAGTAGGCGATCTTGAAAGAATGTAGTCAACTTTGTAGTTAGAATGTAGTCTGCTCAACCCCAGCATTTATGGGCTTTTCTACAATAACTACAAAAACTACATTCTATAAAAAGAAATATATAAAAGATAATAATATGGGATATAAGAGTATATAAGGAAAACTTTAAACTCTTTGGAACGATTGTAGTTGTAGTTTGTAGTTTGGTTTTGCAATGGATTTTATGGACGAATTACCGCCGGAAAGGATAGCAACCATGAAAGTAATGACGCAGGATAAAGTAAGAATCATTGATTTTAGAATGCCGTGCACAGAGGGATATTTTATTCGAGAAAGAAGAATGTACATAGCAGAATACAAAAGTTGTGAGCGAGCAACGGAAGTTCTTGAGGAGATGCTTCAGAAGTATGCAGCAGGAGAAAAGATATACATCATGCCGGAGGAGTAACCAGTGAACGATAAAGAAGAATTAAAGCAGATATATGACATCTTCACGGACTGCTGGAGGTTATACAAAAAGCTGTATCCTCCGGGCAGACCTGAAGACGATGTATACTGGCAGGGAGTGGTGAAAGAGATAGAAGTATTACGGAAGAATCATCATCATTCCCGGTTGTGTGAGGATCTTCTTTTAGCAGTAGCAAAAGATCTGGAAAACAAAGCCAAAAGAAATAATCCCGTTGCCAGTATAAAAAAGTAATAATATGGGATTATTGCCATTAAAGATCATATCACGATATGGAAAATGGTGCAAACTGTGGTAAACATGTACCACAACTGTGGTCAGGTTTGATGGTAAAATATATATAACAGGTAATATTTCATTGTTGCGGAGGTGATTTTGGTGGTAGTTATTGGTCTTTTGTTATTTGTGATTGTGTGTGAGCTGGCAGCGATTTATGACAGACAGAATGGAGGTAAGTGACATGGGAAGAAAGAAACAGATTTCAGATCAGAGACGTTTATACACGGAAAAAATGAGGTTGCAGAAGGGGGTATTTAGTTCTCTGGCTAATGCGGCTGGACATATCGGAGAGCTTTATGCGGATTTCGTTCAAAGTGATGAGGTACGCAATTCAATGAGAGCTACAGCAGATAAGGTCACAGAATGCATGGATGGGATTAGGGAGCTTAATGAACTGGAAGGACAGCTGAAAGCAGAAGAGCAGGAAAGCGAGGATGAGGATTAATGGAGAAAGTAGTAGTTCAGACCGGTGCGAAGACATACCAGATTACTGATCAAGACGGAAATGATCTGGGCGTGTTCAGATTTATTCCTTCAGATGCAGGTATTTTAAAGAGGTATAAAGAGGCAGCAGCGTTTTTTACTGGAATCAATGACAAAATCAAGGACAAAGACTTCGAGGAAATTCTTCCAGATCTGGAAAAGGAAGCCGGGGAGAAGATTGATCTGTTGTTTGGTGCTCCTGTATCAGAGAGCTTCTTCAAGATTACCAGTCCGTTTACAGTCCTGGAAAGCGGAGAGACCTTTGCAGAGCAGATTATCACTGTAATTGGTGGAATTATTGAGAAAGAGCTTGAGGCGAGAGAGAAGGCGCAGCAGGAGCGGGTGAGAAAATATATCGCTAAATATACGAAAGAAGAAAGCAAAGCGTAAATACATATAACAGGGCTGTCTTGGTAACGGGATGGTCCTGAGTATATAACGGCATTGGAAACAGGATTCAGTGCCCGAACCTCAAATAGTTTGGAGGCAGATATAACATGGCAGATGGTTCAATTATCATTGATACCAGGATAGATACCGGCGGTGTGTCGAAAGGAATGAACGCTGTAAAGGCTGGAATGACCAGGATATCCGCGCAGGTATCGAAGATGGGTGATTCAGCAAAAAGTTCTTTCCAGAGGCAGATAACAGCGATAACGGACCTGTATCAGAACTACGAGAAGCAGGAACGTAAAGTATCAGAGCTAAAATCAAAGCTTGAAGAACTGAGCAAGGTCAGAATCGAGACAGAAGAATATAAAAAGCTCAAAGACGATATAAAAGCTCTGGAAGATGAGTTTGAAAAGGTTGAGACAAAACAGCGTGAATGGCTGGATATGGGATTTTCAATAAATTCTGCGCCGCTGAAGAAACTTGACGAACAGATGGACGACATCTGGACGGATATTGACAGGTTACAGCGGAAACAGAAAGAGATGCAGACGACCGGAAGGGCCTATGCGGATCCTACATCGACAGATACGTATAAAAGCACAGCTGAGAAGTACAATGCGGAATCACAGAAGCTGGAGCACATAAATGGAAGGCTGTACTCTTCATACAATAAACTGAAGAATAAGGTTGCGGAATACCGGCAGAAAAATAGCCGACTTGTGCAGGTAATGCAGAATTTGCAGAAAGCTGCTGCCCGTGTAGGTATGGTTGTGAAGAATATGGGTTCCGCATTAAGAAGTGCTGGTTCTGCTATTAAGAGCATGGTTTCAGCGATGAAAAAGGCTGTAGAAAACATGTTTAATCTGAACAAGCAGACGGACCGGTCGAGAATGAGCCTTTCCCGGATGCTGGGAATGTCGTTGTTGTTTTCAGGGGTATTCCAGGCGATAAGTGCTGTCAGTGATGGTGTGAAGACCGGATTTGAAAATCTGGCACAGTATTCTAACAGTACCAATTCAGCAATATCGTCTTTGATGTCCAGTATGACGAGGCTGAAGAACTCGTTTGCTACAGCATTTGCACCTGTCCTCACGGTGGTAGCTCCGATCATGTCAAGATTTATTGATATGATATCACGTGCAATTACTTATGTGGGAATGTTTGCAGCAGCATTAACCGGACAGGATACTTTTGTAAAAGCCGTTGGAGTGCAGGAAGATTATGCGGCAGGACTGGAAAAGACTTCAAAAAATACAAACCAGGCGGCTAAAAGTACAAAAAAAACCAATAAAGAAACAGAAGGATATCTTTCTACTCTTGATGAGATCCAACGGTATACATCAAATAAAAATGATGATTCGGCAGCAGATGGAAATGGCATAGGAGATACCGGAGGGTATACAGCACCTACACCGGCACAGATGTTTAAGAAGGTTCCAGTTGCTAATTCGATCAAAGGAATTGCGGATAAGATTAAGAAATTAATCAAATCGGAAGACTGGGAAGGCCTTGGGAAATATATTGCCAGTGGAATAAATAAGGGGCTTAAGAAAGTCTATGAAGCAATCAGCTGGAAAAAGGTCGGTCCAAAGATAACAAAATTCTGTGATGCTTTTACCCGAACATTTAACAGTCTGGTTGATAATGTAGACTGGAAATTATTAGGAAGGACCGTGGGTGCAGGAATCAATACGGTTGTTAATACCTTGAATCTGTTAATAACCGGAATAGACTGGAAAAATCTGGGAAAGAAATTCGCAGAAGGAATTACCGGACTAGTAAAAGAAGTCAACTGGAATAATCTGGGGCAGCTCATAGCAAACCGGTTCATGATTACCTGGGATATCTTTAATGGAATGGTACATAATCTGCCATTTTCAGAAATCGGAAAAGCGATAGCGGATGGTCTTAATGGAATCTGTTCAAGGATTTCCTTCCGTGAGATAGCGGATACGCTAGCAACTGGCCTGAATGGAGCATTTACCACATTGTACAGCTTTACCCGGCGATTTGACTGGACAGGTCTGGTAAATAACATTGCCGGAGGAATTAATACCTTTATTTCAGAGTTCGACTGGAAGAATAATGGGCGCAAACTGGAAGCTTTCCTGAATAGCTTATGCAGTTCACTGGTTGATATGGCAGAAAAAACAGACTGGGAGGCTTTGGGCCAGGGGATTGGTGAAATGCTGGGACAGATCAACTGGGTGAAGCATCTGAAACAGGTAATAACTGCGATTACCCGGACACTGGGGGGTTTGTTCGATGGTTTGGAGACAAGCGGAACCGCAGGGAAAATAGCCGCTTTTTTGGGTAAGGCGTTTATCGCGGTAAAGATTGCGGATATAACGGGCATTGGAAGCCTGGTAAAATTCCTTGTTACCACTATTGGAAAGAAGCTGATTACAGAGGAATCAGTACAGGCATTAGCGGGAAATATTTCTAATCTGACCAATGGTGCACTTGCTGGATCTACATCTGGCATTGCTACATTTGCATCTTCTTTGGGCTCTTTAGTTGGGACTGTCGGTGCAATTACACTGGTCACTGCCGGAACGGTTATGCTTACGAAGAAAATTGCTGAGTTAGTAGAAATTGCGCAGGGCGGAAACGGAATTTTAACTCAGACAGGTGGATACTTACATGATTATGCTGGCAAGATGGGCGAAGCTCATGCAATTACAAACAAACAGGTAGAAGAACTGTGGGCTTTAGTAGAAGCAGATGAGACTGCCGGTAAGTCAAACAGTGAGATGTATGACAGCATGGTTCAGAAATTGGGCGAATATGGCGTATCGGCTGAGAAAGCAACGCAGATCCTTGAGCAATATGGAGCGCAAGCGGGAGTGTCAAGTGCATTTGTTGAAGAAATGACAGGTAAGGTGCAAGCTCTGGGAAAAGGTTTTTCTGAAAGCTCTTCCACAATAGATACATCTTCAATAACTGTGAAAGAATCAATAAAAGGAATCAGAAGTGTACTATATGATCTCAGTGTATCTTCTAGTGAGTATGCAGGAACATACAGAGGTGTTTTAGAAGTATTTAATAATACAAGCGGATCAGCGGCCAATGCGCAAGATGCTTTTAATATTGTCTATAATGCCCTGAAAGAAGCAGGAGTCCCATTGGATGAGCTGAATAAAAAACTGGCACAGGAGTTTCCTTCCGCAGCTCAGGCGACAAAAAGCAGTGTTGATTCTAGTATTGTTGAGGCTCAGAAGACAATAAGCAGTTCAACTGGAAAAATGAAAACGGATGCGGAGACTAATCTTGCAGGAGTAAAGAAAGCAGCAGAGGATGCTTCTGGAGGTGTGAATACAACCACAGTGACAAACTGGGGGAATTCGGCATCAGAAGTAAAGAAAAATCTGGATAAAATGAAGCAGACTGCCAATTTAAAGCTTGGCGAGATGCAGAAGACTGTGGAGAGTCATTTTTCAGGTCAGTATAACACAATGACTAAGAAATGGGAAAAAGCTTGTGAGAGAATTGCTCAGTTGATAACTCAGATGGTGCGTAGTACAAAGGATAGTTTAAACGGACTTGCCAGAAATATGAATACGATTGGAAATGAGATGAGCAATAATCTGATTAATGGGATTTCCGGGGCAGTAACAGGAATCGCAGGGATTCTGAATGAAGTAGTTAGTAAGGTTAACAGCACGATCAGCAATGTCAATTCTTCTCTTTCCGGTATTGAGAAGGCATTTACATTTTCTTACGATGTTACAACCCCTGATGGGAAGCGGAGATGGGGTAAATACTCAATGAATTTACCAAGAGTCAATACGCTTCCGTATCTGGCTAAAGGCGCGGTCATTCCACCTCGAAGTGAGTTTCTTGCAGTTCTGGGCGATCAGAAACAAGGCAATAACATCGAGACACCTGAAGCCTTACTCAGAAAGATTGTCCGGGAAGAAACAGCAGGACGACAGACGGGCGGTGGAAGCTACCGATTTACGGCGCAGATCAATCGCAGGACGCTGTTTGACGAGATGATGAAAGAAGCACAGATGAGACGAGATACAAGCGGTAGAAACCCGTTTGAGATGGCATAGAATAATTCCCTGTCATGCAGAAAGTGTGGCAGGGGAAATACAGGGAGGATTCAATGCTTACAAGAGAAGCGACTTATGAAGATTATGGATTTTCAGAAGATGAAGATAAAAGATTGGGTGAATTTTGCAAGAATCTTGAGATGCGTGACAAGATATTGCTGTTGCAGTGTGCAGCGGAGGTGTATCCGAACATTGTTGACGAATTATACTGCTGTATCGTAATTGGAATGAGCTATGACAAGATGAACAAAAAGAAGTTTGTTGCGCTTGATCGTAAAGATTTTTATGCGTACCGGAAGAAAACGTTGGCTGTGTTCCGGGCGGCATTACAGGCATGTAATAGATATCCGTTTTAAAGGTTAGGGTAGAACCTGTCAAAACCGTCTGTTTTTATGTATTTGAAATATCATTGATTAGTTAGGGGTGATTATTATGGCAAGAGGTATATCAGCAGAGGCACGCGAGGACATCTTAGTGCAGGCGTTTTTAACATGCCCGAATATAAGTGAGATATCTAAAAAGACGAAGATTCCCAGACCTACAATCTATACTGTAATTCATACAGAAAGTTTTCAGCGCAAATATTCTGAGGCAAGGAATGAAGCTATAACGGGAGCGATTGCATATCTGCAAGGTAAACTTGGAGAATGTGCAGCAGTGTTGGTCAATACGGCTACTGATACGGAAGTGCCGGCACAGATCAGAGTGAACGCAGCTAATGCGGCATTGTCTCAGTGTTCTCAGTGGACAAAAAATGTAGATATGATTGAACGTCTGGAAGCTATGGAAGAATTGATGTCACGTGTAGAACAAGAACAGAAATCACAGAAGAGGGATAAATGATAGATTTATGAATCGGACAAGTCTAATCTGATAGGAAGGAGTATTAAATGCCGAGAAGAAATAAGCGTGTAACGATAAGAGCTACGAGTGTGCCGGAGCTGCATCAGTGGTTGAGAGCTTGCAAAAGGGAAAATGCCAGAAAGAAATCACAGGGCCATAATGGTACGAAGAAACAGGCAAAGGATTTGCATATTTAAAGGCGGTGGTGAATTATGGGAAGTCCGTTGATTAAAAGGCTTGATGCTTTATACCAAAGAGCTCAGATGGTAATGAAAGTGCAGGCGGATCATGCTCCGTTTGTATCCATTGCTCCATGGAGTTTTATGAAGAATGAATGCAGGGTTGAATATTTCCCGGAAGGACATTATCAGAAAGAAGAAAAGATAACAACCACACTTCTTGACGCATTTGCAATAGCTCAGTATTACTATGAATGCGGAATACATGTTCAATTTACAATGAGCCGGTGCATAGAATGGTTGTTCCTGTTTGTCCGTGATGATCCACGGTATTCTCCGCCACAACAGAAGTCATGGTATACCGAGTGTACAGAAAAATATCCAGAAATAACAGCCATGTTGGAGAGTGAACAGCGATTTGAAATTATTGGAACATTGCGAAGAATGCCTCAGAATTTCCTTTTTAAGGGATTGCCTGATGATATTAAAGATGATTACAAATTGATGGATTTTTAGACAAAAAATGACGGGAGTATGGGAATTCGTGGACACGATAATGCGCACGTAAAAGAGTTTTGTAACACGATTACGCGCGCATAGACATTCGGAGATTTCGGAGCCCCTAAAAGAGTAAAATGCGTTAGAGCGAACCCCGAGCGAACCCCCGAAAAATAAGACTGTAAATATTATCGAACAAAACAAAAAGGAGATTTTTATGAATGGATGTAATGAAAATGTAATTGAATTTATGACCAATGATATCAGAGCAACTTTATCATTCTCACAGGGTCGGTATAAGTCTGTAATCCGTAAGCTGGCAGAGAAGCGCCCTGAAGATTGCCAGATCATTGCGGATAACGAGGACGGAAGCATTTGTGCTCATGTTCCAGTATCCTGGCTCCGGATTTCTCCGCCAAGGCAGTATACAGAGGAGCAGCGGCAGCAGATGGGAGAAAGACTGAGACAGAACAGATCTGAAAATACAGCAACACAAGGATAAAACAGGGCGAAAAGCGATTGCAAAGCGTTTAAGGTAAAGTTGCAAGGGAAACGGTATAAAAAGGCTAAATGAGCCGATAAAACAGTAGAAGCGGTGATGCTGGCAGTTAATAAAAATCCTGCTGCCGAACCTACGGTTCAATAAAAGACCTATTATGAGAAATACGGTCATTTACGGTCATGCGTTATTACTGATTTTTACGGTATTGGTCTGATTGAAGCGGTGAGGAAGCGGTGAGAAATGGAAGTAAAACGGCGAGAACAGGGAGTGCTTGAACTGTCGATTAACAGTCGATATATTTGATCGAACAGGCGAGGAGCAGGCGAGAAATTAATAAATTGATGGAACAAGTGGTATTTTTGGATATAGCTAAAGAAAGGCGTACAGTATGAATGAACTTGTTTATTTAAAGAATGACGAAGCAGTATGTGACAGCTTGCAGGTAGCTGAGAAGTTTGGAAAAGAACATAAAAATGTTTTGCAGAGTATTGATAATCTCATTGCTGAAAATTCAGCTGTGAAAATAATGTTTAAGATTTCTTCTTACAAATCTGGTAACGGGCAATCATATAGAAAATTTTATATGAATCGTGATGGTTTTTCTCTTTTAGCAATGGGGTTTACTGGGAGAGAAGCCCTCGAATGGAAATTGCAGTATATCCGGGCATTTAATCAGATGGAGAACTTTATTCGTGAAAAATCTACTCAGATGTGGATTGAAACCCGGAAGGCAGGAAAGCTTACCAGAAAGGCAGAGACGGATACGATTCAGAAACTTGTTAAGTATGCAAAGGGACAGGGCAGCAGCCATGCAGAAATGCTTTACATGACTTATTCCAGGCTGGCAAATAAAATGGCAGGAATCAATAAAAGGGACGAAGCTACGGTGATGCAGCTTAATAACCTGTCTTTAATGGAAAATATCATTTTGCATGAGGTTGATCTGGGAATTATGCGAGGGAAACATTATCAGGAAATATATAAAGACTGCAAGGAACGCCTTGAGACGGTGAAAGACTTGGCGTATTTAGAAGCAGTATAGAAAGGAGAAGCAAAATATGAGTGCAGTTGACGACTACATCAAAGAAAACGCAGAAATACATAAATTCGCTGCAGAAGTGGCGAGAATCATCTCAGGAATACCGCAGATGCCGGAGTTCTCATCAGAGGGCATATCCGTAGCTGATGCGAGCAAGTTAATTGGTATTCCAGCAGCATCTATTAGAGCCGGTATCGTATATGGATGGCTTCCGATTGGAGTAGCTATCCAGAACAACAAGCCAGCAAAAAGCCTTTCAGGTAGTCGGATTACGTACATTGTATCACCGCGAAAAGTTTATGAGGTAACAGGACATGTTTGGAGGGGGAAAGAAGCATTAAGAAAGAAAAACAAAGCTGAAGAACATATTGAAGAATGAATAAGGCAGCAGTTTATAGTAAATTGACAAATTCCTGAAGCTGGCATATAATATACTTATCAAGACAGCCAGTAAGGGAAGTCAAGGTTCCCCGTCCTGGCAAGATATATGTTTAAGACGTAGCCGCCTATTCTTTACCAGAGAGCAGGGCGGCTATTTCTTATGTGTGTATGTAAGGATAGATACAATTAAGCTGGCTGTCGTCAGGATTATCATAAAAATCTCATAATCGCTCATAAGCATTCCCTCCTGTCAAGGCTCAGGATCAGGGAACCACAGCCGCTCTACTGGCTGCCTGGATAAATATACTATATTCAGTTTTAGCTTATTGAAATCCCATGTTTTATTGCTTGATCTTTAAGTTTGAGAAAATTTTTTGTTTGAGCATTTTTCATTCTACGATATCCACCGAATGACTTTGGAGCAATTTCAGGAAGCTCATAAAATATATGGTAATATTCAATTTCGTCTAAATCCTTTTGTTTTTCTTTCTGTAATTGTTCAAGATGTTCTAAATAATTCTTTTTTTCTTCTGCAGTACGATCGTCTTTAAAAGGTCGTTGACTGGATTTTATAGCATTTACGCTATTTCCGTTTTTGTCGAAAATAGTATCATCTTTCCCGGTGTAAAAGAAGACCGAAAAATTGTGACCACATCCATCATGAACTTTTCCTGTTTCGCGTATTACATCTGGCAATTTAGGAAAGATTTTGCTTTTTCCTGATATACTGTATACTCGTCCTTGCAATTTATTACATTCCTCACAACAAGCACGATGGGCACTCATAGAAATGTAATCAGTATTATATTTTCCACAATCAAAAAGCAATTTGTCCATCATATCTTTTGCAGAATTATAGAAAGAAAAGGAATTATGGCATACTCTTAATGTTTTTAAATAAGATTGCACAATTGCTTTATATTTTTCTGATTCTTCAAAATGTCCTTCTTTTAGGAGAAGATGTGAATATATTAAAAAATCTTTTTCTTGATATCCATTATCAGCTGCACCCATAAAAAGATGAATCCGCTCCAAGATAGAATTCGATTCTTTAAGGAGTCCTTTTCTACGGAGATTGCCAGCTTTCATGCGCAATACATATTCTAAACTTCCGGTAATACCGTAGCCCTGCATAATATCAATGTTTGTAAAAGCAGGTATGGGAATACACCTTAAATCATCCAGATTCTCCAGATCATATTTTACTCCATCTGAAACCAGATATCTGGCATCGTACCAACTTTCCTTATCGGTGGGGTACACTTTGTACATTTCTCCGTTTTTAAAATAGATGGTTTGCGCATCAGGAATATCAATGGATGATGAATTGAAAACATTTTTGATTTTGCTAAAAAGGCTCATATAATCCTCCTAATAAATGGAACAGTAAAATATCAGATGTTGTTTTATTTTTTAACGATAGAAAGACGATAGGTAACGTGATGCTCCTCAGATGGTGGATTCTGGAAAACTTCTTCGTCAATCTCTAAATCTGTAAAGTCATCTGTGTAAATTATTCCGTCAAGTAGCTCCACCCGGATAAAATCAGGCAGATTCATAATATCATCATAGGTATATAAGCGTTTTGCCATGAGAGCACATCCTTTCGTGAATAATAATGATTATGCATTGTCGCGGTCCATTCGCTGATCTACAGCTTTTTTTATATATCCGTTTACGGATTCACCAGCAGCAGTTGCAGCGGCTTTGATTTCCTCGTATTTTTCCTTTTGTACATCAAGAGGAATACGTTTAAGTTTATTTTTGGCATATTCAATATCGTATTTTCTTTTTGCACTGGTTTCACTCATGGTATTAGTTCCTTTCTGGAAAGAGGGCATAATAAAATACTTACACTTTCCCTATTATGTACATAGTATAACACAAAAAGTCAACTATGTACATAGTAAAAAATACAGAAAAACTACGTACATATTTATACAAATTGTCAATAGACATATAACTACGTACATAGTATGCTATAATCAGTTCAAGGGAACAGACAACAGCCGGGAGAGCCGAAAGCCCCCAATACTTCAAGCCATATACCTGTGAGAATCGCAATAGGGCATATCAATAGCCAGGAAGATGCTTGAAGGGCTGAGGGACCTTGAAAAGCAAAGGAGGACAGCAATATGAAGTACAATCTCAGCAAGATCATGTTGAAAGCATGGAAAGTTTACCGCAAGACAAAGAATATCAGCTTTGCAGAAGCACTTCACAGAGCATGGTTATCTGCAAAGGCAGAAGAAATCAATGCAAAGAGAAGCGAAGATGCGAAACATGCAGCAGGAATCACAGAGGAAACCAATACCTTTGCTAAGTGGAAAGAGCTTGGTTATAAGGTAAAGCATGGAGCATCAGCATTATTCGGATGTTCTCTGATCTGGGGAAGCAGAGGAGACGGGGCAACATACAAAGCCAGTTTCTTTGGAAAGTCTCAGGTAGAAGCAATTTAATAAAAAAGCCCTTACCAGAGCGGCAACTCTGATAAAGGCAAAGTAACCCGACAAACGATCAAAATTGAGGGGCTGTGCGTATTATAACATACTCATTCCCCTCAGACAACAAAAGAAAGGAACGAAAGTATGATATCAGTAATGGACGTTCTTGTAATTTTTTTGAGTGGATTTATATCTGCTAAAGTATGTGATTATGTACACGAATTAGAACGAGAGGAGAATGAAGCATGAGTAAAGAAAAAACATTAAGAACATTAGAAGAAGCAGAAGTGATGCAGGCCACAGGTGTTCCGGCACAGGAGACAGAAGAAGTAAGTGCAGCTCTTGCAACTGAGATTATCGCGGATCTCAAGAAACAGTTAAAAGAAGCAAAGGAAGAGGCTGACAATCTGGAAAAAGACTGGGAGTTTTGTTCGCAGCAGAGATTAATTCTTGCAATGCAGACAGACATTATCAATTTTACGCTGAAAATCTTTGATTATAAATGTCTCAGTAGGGCTTTAAGTTATGTAAAGGCAGTATACAATCAGCAACCGCCGGAAGAAGAGGAAGAACAGGAGGGTGAAGAGTAATGGAAAGATGCACATTAACTCAGATCCCTTGCAGGGAAGCAATCATGGAAGTTGTTCAGAACAACAAGAACAGAAGATCATTGCAGCACACTTATGAACTGGCAGAACTCTTTCAAGTGGCTTGTTCTGGTAATGAAGCATTTATGAAGCTGCCAGAAGTAGACCAGGAACGTTTCTGGCTGATTACAGATGCTTTAATGATGAATGACCTGGAAGATCTCAAGAGGGTACATAACCTTGCAAATTATCTGATGACAAAGCGAATAAAGGACAATGCAAAAGTGGCGGAGGCATAACATGGATTATAAAAAAGAAATTGCAAATTTTCTGAATGAAATCCAGAGCGAGAAATTTCTGAAATTTTTGTATAACGTAATTGTCTCATTTAAGAGACAGTGGGGGTACTAATATGGATTACAAGAAAGAAACTATTGAGATACTACAGAAGGTAAATGACGATAGCTTGCTTGAGTTCTTCTATAGATTCATTGCCAGAGTAATAAAAAATAGAGGATATTAATATGGACTATAAAAAGAAAATCATAGAGCTGTTAGAGAAAGCGGATCATGACCAAATATATACAATTTTCAGATTTGTTTGTAGCTTTCTGGGAATTAAATAAGACAATCAGGGGCGGCGGACTGCTGCCCTATTGCCAATAGAAAGACAGGTGATATAATGGCAAGAATACCATCAGGAATGCGAAAAAAAGAAAATGGTTTATTCGAAAAGCGTTTTACCGTGGAGGGCAAGAGATACAGTGCCTATGGTCGTAGCACAAAGGAATGTGCAGAGAATGAGCTCAGGATCCGTGAGGAAATTAAGGCAGGTCTGTATAATTCCAACAAAAATATAACACTGGACGCATATTTTGATGAATGGGAGAAGTCTCGGAGAGGAACGATCAAGGACAGCAGCATTAAAATAAACCGGTCGAAGTACAATAACCATATCAGGCCAGTACTGGGGAAAATTAAGGTTCAGAAAATAGAAAAGCGTGCAGTGGTGAAATTGCAGCAGGATTTATCAAAGAAGCTGAGTGCATCCATGACTAATGGTGTTATAGTGCTGCTGAAAACGGTGTTGAACGCGGCTGTTGATGATGAAATCCTTATGAAGAATCCTGCTGCCAGTGTGAAACCATTAAGGAAGGATGACCGGCCAAAAGCGAGTGAGACTATTCACAGAGCATTAACCAGAGAAGAGCAGCAGGCGTTTATGCAAGAAGCCAAGACGGAATGGTTATATGAGTTTTTCTGTTTTTCCTTGTGTACGGGAATGAGACTTAATGAGATCACGGCTTTAAAGTGGCAGGATATAGATTATATCAACAATGTGATCCGGGTAAACAAGACCGTGAGCTGGAAAGAGGGCGGCGGTATTGAGGAGACTTTGCCAAAATCAGATACCAGTAATCGCGATATTCCTATGAATGACACAATAAAAAAAATCTTGCAGATGCAGAAAACCAAAATGTCCATGGTTTACGGGGAAATCCATGCGAGAAAGATGGATAGTAATATCTTTATCGGGGGTAATGGAGCTAAGGCAATAGCATCATCCACGGTATCATCTGCTATAGATAACGTTTTAAAGCGGCTCCGGCAGCAGGGTATAGAGATTGAGAGGTTTACGCACCATGCTTTCAGAGATACCTTCGCAACACGGTACATAGAAGAGGGCGGAAACATGCAGACGCTACAGAAAATCTTAGGACATAGCAGCCTGGCCATGACTGCGGACTTATATGCTCATGTTCTTCCGAATACAAAGCAACAGGAAATGCAGCAGATAGAGAATGGATTTATCGGGGTGGCAGTTTTATGA